TTCTATGGCTAAGTCTCCGGCATGGCAGCGCAAGGAAGGAAAGAACCCCAAGGGCGGCTTGAACGCCAAGGGGCGAGCCTCCTACAACGCCGCGAATCCAGGGAAGCCAGGGTTGAAGGCACCTCAACCGGAGGGCGGTCCACGCCGCGACTCTTTTTGCGCCCGTATGAAAGGGATGAAAAAGAAGTTGACGAGCGAAAAAACCGCAAAAGATCCGAATTCGAGGATTAACAAGAGTCTTCGGGCATGGAACTGCTGATATGGAACATCATCCTGTCCTTCCTGTCGGCGATCATCTTGTGGGTGATCAAGTCGCATGCGGACGAGGTGAAGCGTATTCAGATACTTCTCAACCGCACGCGGGAGGAGATCGCCAAGGAGTACGTCACGAAGTCGGACGTACACGACGATATGAACCGGGTGATTGCTCGGTTGGATCGTCTTGAAGGCAAGCTGGACGCCTACATGAAGGAGCAGAGAAGTGCCCTCAGTTAGCGGTAAGCAGCACAGGTTCATGGCGGCGGTGGCCAACAACCCCAAGTTCGCCAAGAAAGCGGGTGTCCCTCAGTCAGTGGGGGCAGAGTTCTTGAAAGCGGACAAAGGCCGCAAGTTCAAAGAAGGTGGCGAGATGAAAGAGTCTAAGGCGATGGTGAAGAAGGAGATCGGCTTCATGAAAAAGGCTGGTGCTCCCCGTTCAATGATCAAACATGAGGAATCCGAAATGAAGGGCATGAAGAAAATGGCTGGCGGCGGCATCACGACCGCCAAGATGGGCACCGTCAAGACCGCTGCTCCTAGCCGCGATGGCATGGCTACCAAGGGCAAGACCAAGGGCACGATGGTCAAGATGGCCGCATCGAAGCCTCTGGGCATGAAGCGCGGCGGAAAGACCTGCTGACATGATGCCCAGCCGGGGGATGGGGGCAATCGCCCCATCCAAGATGCCCAAGAAGAAGGTCATCCGACGCAAGGATGACCCGAACGACGTTGACATGTACGCCGAAGGCGGGACCACCAAGTCCAAGGTCAACGAGGCGGGCAACTACACCAAGCCCGGTATGCGCAAGGCTTTGTTCAACAAGATCAAAGGGCAGGCTACGCAGGGCACGGCGGCAGGTCAGTGGAGCGCCCGCAAGGCGCAGCTTCTGGCCAAGCAGTACAAGGCTAAGGGCGGAGGTTACCGTGGCTAGTAAATTTCCCGATCTGACCGGCGACGGTAAGGTTACCCAGGCTGACATCCTCAAGGGTCGTGGTGTTGAAGCCGCGAAAAAGGGTGGCATGGCCAAGGGTGGCAAATTCATCCAAGAGGCCATCAAGAAGCCCGGTGCTTTGCGCAAGTCGCTTGGCATCAAGGAAGGCAAGACTATCCCCGCTAAGACGCTTGCCAAGGCTGCTAAGGCTCCGGGCAAGTTGGGTCAGCGGGCACGGTTTGCTCAGACTTTGAAGAAGTTGGGCAAATGAAGAAGCCTCAGCAGTCGCTGAAGGACTGGACTGACCAGAAGTGGAGAACCAAAAGTGGTAAACCGTCTAGTAAAACTGGTGAGCGATACCTTCCAGAAGCTGCGATCAAAGCTCTCTCGCCCCAAGAGTACGCCGCCTCAACCCGAGCAAAGCGAGCAGGCAAAGCCTCCGGCAAGCAGTTCGTAGCGCAACCCAAGGCCATCGCTAAGAAGACCGCACGGTTTAGGTAAAGGGATTAAAAATGTTATTCGCACCTGGAACACCCCCTGAAGTGATGGCAGCGGCTGAACGCGACTGGTTGCGGGGCGGCGGCTCTATGGATGTGGATGGGCAGACGGTGCTCAATCCGCGTTTGCAGCGGCCTACGGATGGTCGTCCATTTGTACCAGTTTCGCAGGAGTATCTTGACGCAATAACTCAACCCCAGAGACCAATTCCCTCTCAGCAACCTTCTGCGGCTTCTCCCGCGCAACAGCAGCCCCAGATGCAGCAACCTCGTCGGTTCAACCCTTTTATGGGTGGAATTGGCGGTCTGTTCAACAGCATGGGTGGCTACGGCATGGGCTACAACCCCATGATGGGCGGTTTTGGCAACGGTTTCGGCGGCGGTTTCGGTGGCGGTTTTGATGGCGGCTTTGGCGGCGGCTTCAATCCCTACATGGGCGGCGGTTTTAATCCCATGATGGGCGGCGGCTTTGGGGGTGGATTTAATCCCATGATGAGCGGCGGCTTCGGTGGCGGCTTTAACCCGTATATGAGCGGCGGCTTTGGCGGTGGTTTTAATCCCTACATGGGGGGTGGCTACGGCGGGGGCTTTGGTGGTGGTTTCAACCCAATGATGGGTGGCGGCAGACGCCCTAACATTTCCATGTTTGGTGGGGGAAGTATTGGAGGCGGTTTTGGTGGTAGCCAACAGATTGGCCCCCTGCCTTCAACAATGATTTAAGGCGTACCGACGTGACAACTTCAGGCGTAGCTGCGTTTGACCTCGACCTCAATGAGATTGTCGAGGAAGCCTTTGAGCGTGCCGGTGGCGAGATGCGTACCGGCTATGACTTGCGCACGGCCCGTCGCAGCCTGAACTTACTCTTTGCCGACTGGGGCAACCGGGGCGTGAACATGTGGACGTTCGAGCAGAACGTCATCACCCTGGCTACTGGTCAGCCGACCTACGCGCTGCCGGACGACACGGTGGATTTGCTCGATCACGTCATCCGCACCAACGCCAACGTCCCCAACAATCAGGCTGACCTGACCATCACCCGGATCAGCGTCAGCACCTACGCCACGATCCCCAACAAGCTGATCACAGGCCGACCCATTCAGGTCTGGATTCAGAAGCTGTCGGGCCAGGACTCCGTGCTTGCCGGGACGCTGCAGGCCACCATACTGGACAACACCACGTCGATCCCCATTACATCGCTCGCCGGTGTGCCCAACGCGGGCTTCATCAAGATCGACAACGAACTGATTGCGTTCAACGAGGTGCAGCCCGCTAGTGGCGGCAACCCGGCGTTGCTGTTGAACTGTGCCCGTGGCCAAGCCGGTACGACCGCTGCAGGTCATTCGTCTGGCGCAGCCATCATCCTGTCGCAGAAGAACAGCATCACGGTGTGGCCAACGCCCAATCCGGGCACGACTTACCAGTTTGTGTACTGGAGGCTGCGCCGCTTGCAGGATGCAGGCGGTGGCATTAAGACGATGGACGTGCCGTTCCGCTTCCTGCCCTGCCTCGTGGCCGGTCTGGCGTACTACATCGCGCTGAAAGTGCCTGATGGGCTGAGCCGATTGCAAGTGCTTAAAGAACAGTACGACGAGGCATGGATGATCGCCGCAGGCGAGGATCAAGAGAAGGCAGCGGTGCGGTTCGTGCCCCGGCAGATGTACATCGGGAGCGGCACCTAAATGGGCAACCGGTTTGCGTCAGGCAAGAATGCGATTGCGCAGTGTGACCGCTGCGACTTTCGGTTCAAGCTCACGCAACTGCGCAAGGAAGTTGTTAAGACCAAGACCTACAACCTCTTGGTCTGCCCGGTCTGCTGGGATCCCGACCAACCGCAGTTGCAGTTGGGCATGTACCCGGTCGATGACCCGCAAGGCTTGCGCAACCCGCGTCCTGATCTGAGTTACGTGCAGTCAGGAAATACGGGGCTGCAGATTGTGGACACGACGGCAACCACGCAGGAAGCGGTGGGTTTCCCGAGTGAAGGCAGTCGGGACTTTCAGTGGGGCTGGAATCCGGTTGGTGGTTCACGTGGCCCCGATGCAGGTTTGACACCAAATAACTTGGTGTTAACGATTCAAATTGGTACAGTCACAGTTGTGACGGCATAGGAGCGAAAAATGGATGCGATGAAGAAAGTGGCCAAGGCCGAAGTCAAGGCGCACGAGCAGCGCATGCACGCTAAAAAGATGCGTGCTGGTGGCAAAACCAACAGCGACATGCTCAAGATGGGTCGTGGTCTGGCCAAGGTGGCCAACCAGATGAACCCTGGCCGTAAGCAGAAAGGTGTCTGACATGGCAACCTACAAGACTCCCAAGCCGGTGGCTACACCGGTTGTTGGCGCTGACGACATCAAGCAGGCACTCCGCATGGACGTGTCTGTGGCCAACATGCACTCCAACGAGTACAAGCCGACCAAGACTTCGGGTATCAAAATCCGTGGTACTGGCTGCGCTACCAAGGGCACGATGGCCAGGGGACCGATGGCGTGAACTACACCGAGTTGAAAGCGGCGATCATCGCCTATACGGAAAATCAGGATTCCTCCTTTGAGGCGGAAGTTCCGGTGTTCGTCCGTCAGGCTGAGCAGCGCATTTACAACTCGGTTCAGTTTCCGTCACTGCGTAAAAACGTCACTGGTACGACAACGGCCAACAACAAGTATCTTCAGTGCCCATCCGATTTTTTGTCGGTGTACTCAATGGCGGCGGTTGCCGTTGATGGGTCGTATGAGTACCTGTTGAACAAGGACGTGAACTTTATCCGGCAGGCGTATCCAAATCCAAACACGGACAAGGCGATTCCTAGGTATTACGCTATCTTTGGCCCGCGCTCAGATAACGAAGACGAACTCAGCTTTATCCTTGGCCCTACGCCAGACGCTTCGTACACCATCGAGTTGCACTATTACTACTACCCCGAGTCCATCACGGTGGCAGCAAACGGGCGTACGTGGTTGGGCGATAACTTTGACTCTGTGCTGTTGTACGGTTCGCTCGTCGAAGCCTACACCTACATGAAGGGTGAGCAAGACATGATGGGCGTGTACAACCAAAAGTACATGGAAGCATTAGCGATGGCCAAGCGTCTGGGCGATGGTCTGGAGCGCAGCGATGCGTACCGCAGCGGGCAGGCTCGTGTTCAGCCGCTGCCGCAGAATAGGGGTGTCCAGTAATGCCCATCGAGCAGGGTGCAACCAATCAGTTCAAGGTGGGCTTGGCCTCTGGCCAGTTCAACTTCAGCACTGACACGTTCAAAATGGCGCTCTACACGGGTGGTGCCAGTATTGGGCCGACTACGGCTGCGTACACGACAGCAAGCGAAGTCCCTGCCGGTGGTGGTTACACGGCAGGCGGTGAAGTTGTTACGGTTTCTGTGCAGCCCACAACGGGCACTAATCCCAACAACACGATTGCGTACTTGTCGTTTGCCAACGCTACGTGGAACCCGGCGTCGTTTACTTGCCGTGGTGCGCTGATTTATAAGGTTGGCGGCGGGAATCCGACCGTCTGTGTGTTGGACTTTGGCGGCGATAAAACTGCTGTCACGTCTTTTCAGGTGCAGTTCCCCGTTGCGGACAGCACCAACGCGATTATCCGCATTGCATAGGAGCATCAAATGAGCATCGAAAAGGCCAAGGCCACTGACATCGTTGGCGGTGGGCTGATTGCCAACACCGGATCGTCTGAGGGCGCAAAGGCAACGGGCAAGTACACCGTTGAGTGCTACGACAAGGACGGCAACCTCAAGTGGGTTGCTGAGACTCCCAACCTTGTGGTCAACGTCGGTCTTCAGTACATGGCAGGCTCTGCCCTGACCTCAACTTCTCAGATCACCACTTGGTATCTGGGTCTGTATGGTTCGGGTTCTACCAACAGCCCCGCTGCCGGAGACACTATGTCTTCGCACATCGGCTGGACGGAAGTGACTGACTACAGCGAAGCCAACCGTCCGACTGCCACGCTTGCTGCTGCGACGAACGCCAATCCTTCTGTGGTAACCAACACCGCAAGCAAGGCCGTGTTCACCATCAACGGTACGACGACGGTTGGTGGAGCGTTCCTGACCTCCAACAACACCAAGGGCGGCACGACCGGCACGCTGTTCTCGGCGGCTGACTTCTCTGCCCCCGGCGACCGCTCGGTGGTTTCTGGCGACATTCTGAATGTGACGTACACCTTCAGCCTGTCCGCCTAAAGGATGATCCGTGGCCGAAGGCGGATGGGGTTCAGGCACCTGGGGTCAGGCCGGTTGGGGTGAATCGGTATATGACCGCGATGTCGCTGAGACAGCGACAGGTGTTGACTCCGTTTCCGCTTCGGCTTCGGTTCAGCCCTCTGTAGCAGAGACAGCCACCGGCACTGATGCAATTGCCGGGGTAGTCGAGATTTACGGGGTCGTCAGCGAGACGGCCACTGGCGCAGATCAAGTTGTTGCCGGTGCAGAATACGCCCGATCCGTTGCGGAAACCGCTTCCGGCGCAGACAGCGTAGCGGCTCAGGCCGAATACAACCGGGAGGTTTCAGAAACTGCCTCCGGTTTGGATCAAGTTCTTGCCCTGTTTAACCCCAACGCGGCGGTCAGCGAGACGGCATCCGGCGCAGACGAAGTATCGGCAGCGTTTGCCTTCTATGGGTCAGTAGAAGAAACGGCTTCTGGTGCGGACAGCATCAATGCAAGTCAGGAAATTCAGGGCGCGGTGGCGGAGACTGCTACCGGCACGGATCAGGTCAGTACAAACCACAACATCCAGAGCGCGGTTACTGAAACCGCGACGGGGGCAGATGCAGTTTCCGCTGAAGCACGGTTCTTTGCTGCTATTCAAGAAACTGCAACGGCAACAGACTCAATTACGGGTCGCAGGTTTTGGGAACCTGTGGATGACATTCAGACTGCCAATTGGCAGAATATCAACAACGTGCAATCGTCCGGGTGGACGGTTATCCCGACGACGTAGGAGCCTTAGATGCCCACCTCATACACCTCCCTTCTGGGCCTTGCCCTTCCGGTTACGGGTGAACTATCCGGCACCTGGGGCGACACGGTCAACGACTACATCACGCAGTACCTTGATGCCGCTGTAGCCGGTACTCAAACCATTAGCGGGAGCCAGACGGCGGTTACC